GGGTTGTATTGTTTACATCTGCTGAGCTTCCAGCAGTTCCGGCCGAGGCAACTGTCCATGTGCCTCCAACTGTTGTGTTTAATGATTCTTGAACAGAATATGTGTGTAAGTCTGCCATTTTTCCTCCTCTCTAAGCTATGACACAAGCGTGAACGAGACTTGTGGTTTTATTTTTTATTTCTTTTTCTTTATTACTTTCTTTACAGCTTTCTTTACAGAACGCTTTTTAACCGGGTTTTTATAGGGGCTATGGTCAGTTTCTGATATTACCCTTACATAACCTTGGCTTTTTAATAATTCAAGTTTCTCAGGGTGTTTTTCTAAAACTTCATTTTCAAGCCTTTCCATCTTCCCTGTTCTTTGTAATAACCAATACTGCATTTTTTATCCTTAAAAATGAGGGTGAGAAAACCCCACCCCCATCTTAACCAAGTAGAATTAATCTACGTTTCTGATTTTGATACCTTTCTTATTGTCGGTGTCGTCTATTCTTTTCACTCCATAGAGCAAATCCGCGACCACTTTAGTACCTAAAGCATCAATGGAATATTCTGACTGAACTCTGACCTCTTGCTGTGCTGCAAAAGCACAAGCTGTTTTATGAAAGATAACTCCTGAAATGGTGTTCTGATTACCACCGCTATTTACAGTATTAGACATATATACGTCCATGCCATAAAGTGAGCCAACCATTCCAGACCTTAAGCCTCTATTACCCTCGCCTACTGCATCATTTCTTATAAAGAATTGTGCTATACCAGCTGAAGGGTTTAGAATGTCTGCAAACAACTTAGGGTTCACAACCATAGCCACATCGCCATCCATGTAAGGGATACCAGCATCACCAAGTGTTGCCAGTGCTTCCTCAAACTTTGCCGCTGTAAGTGTGTCATCAGCAGATAAGTCAAGGCTTAGCTCTAAGCTAGATAGTTCAGAATAAACATCTGCATCTACCTGCCGTGCTAATGATTCTCCCATCATCCTGGAGTATCGCTCTACCATGTCTGCGTTTGATTGTATTTCAAGTACGTCTTCAAAAAGCTTAGCTACGTACTTGTGTTTATTAACAGTAAGCTGCGTTTCAGTTGTTGCGGTTGCATCATATTCTACGTCGTTGCCGGCGGATTTATCTGATGCGCTGATAAGACTAATTTCAGGTATGTGTAACACATCTCCAAAACCTGCCCCTGAAAAAACTGCTGAATAATCATCAATTAAACCTCTGAAAACAGTGGCTCTATCAAAATACTTATAGATGCCCTCTCCCCAGATTTCAGGAATAAAATGCTGGTCTGTTGTGGTTGTGCTTGCGCTACCTTGATACATTTTTGCCATTTTAATTACCTTTTAACATAAGATTGCAAGATAGCCCCCCAGTTTGCTCGCCTCTCCTCGTTTGACATGTCTACCCAACTTTTATTTGTTGGGTTTACCGTCGCGGGCGGTGTTGCGCTCGTTTCAGGGACTGGCTCTTGCTTCTCAATTTTAAGTTTTTCCGATAAGGCTCTGAGCTGAGAAACAGTTAAATCTTTAAAAGTTTCTTTCTCTTCTTCGCCTAGTGAATTAAGCAGTTCCTCTTTATAGGCTTCTTCAGCACCTTTGAGGCGTTCATAATCAGATTTAATTGATTCTAATTCTGTTTGTCTTTTGGTTGCTAATTCTTCCCATTTGTTTTGCTTTGCCATCCTCTCTTCTTCTTGTTTTTCAAGAGTTGATTTTAACTCAGCAAGTTGAGACTCTGCTTCTTGCGCCCTACTTCTGTACTTTTTGCTTTCTGCTATTAAGTTACCAACTTCAGGCGATTCAGTAACTTCTTTCTGGCTATCAGTTGCCACCTCTTGCACAGTATCTTGTGCTGTTTCTGTTTTAGTTTCAGACATTCTGCCATCCTCTTTTGTTATTAAAATTTAATTTAAAATTGTTCTTTTTTAAAACAGGCATAACTTGCTACACTTTCAAGTCAATAATAATCTTTTTTTTATTAAATTTTATTATTCTTTGGTCAATCTCTTTAGCAAAAAAATCTCTTACAAATTTTATATTCTTATCATTTAAACCGTAAACATTTCTTTTGTTTTTAGCATTACCTTCAAATTTGACCCCATCCCTATAATTTAATGTTACAGATTCATTTGTCGCGCTTTTCACTTTTAAAGAATTTAACATGACACCAGTTAATCTTAAATTAGGAGGCGATGTGGTTTTATTGGCTGAAACACCTTTTGGTGTTGCTTTGCCGGCTTTTTTTCGCAGTTCATACTTTTTACTATACGGAGGAAAGTCTTTAGTGTCACCGCGACCATCTTGGCTTATTCCTTTTCCAGTGTCTTTTATAATTCTTGTAACGAGCTTTCCTCCAACTTTCAACCACTGGTTCCTTTGAAACTTTGGTACATCAAATATTTTCACTTTACTTCCCAACTATGCCTGCAATTGAACCCGCCCCTTGTGCCAAATTTAGTGTCGACCAATCTAGAATTAATTTGTTTCTCTGTGTAACCTCCGGGAGGCTCATTTTCTATTGTCTGTCTGCATTTATCCCTTGTTCTATTATCCAGTGGCCCTAGATACGTCCATTTGACTTTCTGACCTTTGAAGACTTGATATCTTGCAGAGTCGTCAAAAGTTTTAATGCCTGTATAAGTAGCAACATTTAATTGGTGTGTTGCCAAAGGTATTGTTTCTAAACCGGCAATAATTTGATTCACAGGCACACCCGCATAAAGGTTCTGAAATAATTGCGTTGTTAATAAGTTTGAATAGTCTCTGGCTCTGCCAAGTAATGTCTCTGTATTCAAATCTCTTAAAACCTCCAAGCCTTGAAAGCCTGCCCCGCCTAAAGGGGTCAAGCCTTTTGATGCGCCAAGCTTAGCATACTCCCCATCCAACCTGTTTAAAGCTTCGCCGTAACCTTCTTGAATAATCTCATTAAACAAATTTAACTGCGCTGTAGCATTTATAAGTTCAGTGTCACTTAACTTGCTTAAATTGTTTACTGCAACCGATAATTTTTTATTGAAATTGGTTTCGATTTCCTCTATTTGGCTAATAAAAGCATCAACCGCTGGTTGCACCTGCGCCATCTAAAATCCTTTGAAATGTAGATTGTGGTTGCTGTGAGTTTGCTATTTGTTGATTTTCTTCTCTTATCCCAGAGAGCTTTTTATCAAGTTCTTCATCGCTCATGTCGGGGTTGTAATATAATAATAAATCTTTTTGGCTAATTATATTATTGTCAAGCTTCCACGATAACATCTCACGCTCTTCTTTTGGCGATAGCGGGTAAGAAACCTCACCAAAGTCTATGCTGTACTCCTCGGATAAATTAACAACATTATGCACTTCCAAAATTTTTCTATCTACTTTATACCGTTCCTGCTCAAACTCCCTGAATAAAGACTCGTCACTTTTTCTAGCCTCTAAATTTTCAATTTCTAAAATCCTGAGAGCTTCACCTGAAGGGGCATTACCTGTGTTATCGCCCCACCTGATTCTGAGCTGATTATTCTCTGCTGCTTGATTTGCCATAGCTTTTGTAGCCTCGATAAGCTCTAGCAAACTTCCTCCCGGGCTTACATAATTGAAGGACGCACCTTCTGGGAGGATATAAGCCGAGTCTATTCCTGCAGTTAATTTGCTCTGACCATCCTCTATTCCAGTAAACACTGCTTGGCCTAGCCTGAACCGCACAGATAAAGCTATTTCAGTCATAGCAATCGCTATGTGTAAAGCGGCGCGGGTAACATCGTAACTACTTTTAGTAAACTCAAATTTTGTAATTGGTATTAAATCATATGGGTTTACCATGTCTTCATTATCACCGACAATGTACCTTTTACCTTTCTCGTCATACTCAAAATGCATGCCTTTTAAATCATCCCTAGACTCAGACCAGAATACAAATCTTTTTCTATTGTGATCTGGAGACTCTATCTCATAACTGTATCCGTATGGTTCAGTATCTCCATAAAAATAATATTCTTGCACATTCGGTAATATTTCATATTCGAGCCTATTTTTACGTTTGTTGTATCTTGTTTTTAAATAGTTTTTTCCTAGTAACCAAGCAAGCTCTGCAAACTCCCTAGTTTTTGAATTTATTCTATAAGTTAGGCTTTCATATAATTCATTTACTTCTCCTGAAATCATCCGCTTAGGGTTTTCTTTATACAACATCATGCGGGCTTTAGCAAATCTAGGGACACAAGATTGAGAGAAAGGCGGCACTTGGCTCAACGAATCACTTGCAAACCACTGCTCTAAATGCTTATCTAAATTTTGGTTGTAATAAAAATCCAAAGACTCCATCATGTCGTAATGTTGCTGCTCGATATAATTCTCTCCGGCCTTCTTTACGCTTTGCAATACTGCTAACTCAGATAGCTCAGGTATAATAATTTTGTTCACGCTTCTACCAAAGTAATTCATAGTAACCTCTTACCATTTAATTGTAGCCCCTGTCATTTTTCTGATCGGGTACTTGTATTCTATTCCGTAACTGCACGCGTCTAAAGCGTGAGTCAATTCTATATTGGTTTTGTCCAGACCTCCACGCCTGTCCCTTTGGCACTGTTCAAGGTCTTTTATTAAATAAATACACTTAGGGTCTACAGTCATGCCAATGTTCCCTTCTGCATCTTTTAATTTGCGATTAAGAGAATTTAAACGATCAACATGTGAGGGGTGCCTATTTTTAACCCTGATTAGAAACCCATGGTCTCTGAGTATTTGGTGGTCGCTTCTGCGGCTGGTTGTTGACCTAGATTTACCCGCTGGGTCTGGGTACACTTCTACCTTTGGGGCTACTTTTTTCATAGCAATAGCAAGCTCCTCTGTGTTGCTATTTTTTTGTCTTATCTCATGGTAAAAATGCAATGTTCCATCCGTGTATTCTGTAGCTAAAACTGCTGTATTATAATCTACATTATGGTCAACGCCCCACCACAATTTACTAGATATTTCTTCTGCTTTTTTGCAGTGGGTTTGTCTGTCAAAGTTCCAAGCAGCTCTATTGCCAGTTGTTTCAAATGAGCCTTCAAACTCTTGCTTAAATACAACAGAGTCCATTGTCCTTTTAGCCAAGTTTATTTCTGCTTCAGGTACAAAGCCGCCTTCTAATGTGGTAAACTGCCATGATTTCCACTCTGGTTCTGATTGCCCTTTCATGTATAAATCATACATTACATCATATCCATTAGGTGTGCCAATAAATAAACACTCGCCTTGAGTAGTCGCCAACATAGGCATTATAATCTCTTCCCACACGTGCGGCTTGATATAAGCCATTTCATCCATCACGGCCTTGGTGAGCTCTACTCCCCTTAAATTGTTCTCGTTATCAGCACCCTTCACAGATAATTCAGCACCATTTTCAAACATAACAGATAACTCCGATTCATTTAATTTAGCATTATTAAAACCTGCAAACATCTGCCTTAATATTGGGAAAACAATCATCTTGCCCTGTCTATAGGTTGGGGTCAAAAACCATCTTCTCTCATTAGCTTTAAAAGCATCCTTCATTAAGTACATAAGACTTAATACAGTTTTGCCCCATCTGCGACCGCATACAAGAACTTTGAACCTTGATTCATCAAACAGTATTTCCCGCCTTACTTTATTTAGCTGCCAATCTATCAACCAAAAACTCTTTTCATTAATGATTTAGGTATCTTTTTACCTTGTTTATATAAACGCTGCATTCTTGCTATATCTCTTGCTCTTGTTGTCCTTGCAGCACCTTTGGTTCCTGATAAATATTTCTTTGGAACTGTTTTGAATTTTTTATCCTTTGCAACTCTCCTGTTCATTTTTCTTTTTCTTCTCATTTTCCAACCTTTTTCATTGCAGTAACGTGCGATTGTGTAAATGTCCTTCCCTTTCTCATAGCTGTAACCATTGCTCTTAAATGCTTTCTGGTGTGGTGCCTAGCATGCCTCCTCATAGCTGAAATTTGCCTTTTATTTAAGCCGTCAACATTTACACCTTTTACTTTCATTTTTTCCTTCTTCTTTTCCTCTCAGCTCTTACTAAAATAGGGTCATGTTTTATTCTTTTTCTGCCTTTAACCATTTTTACAAATGAGTTTACTCTGGCTATGCCCCAACTTGAAGGAGTCATTCCTTTCCTTGTTCCTGAGCTCACGGCCGCGCCTAAACCCCTGCGATACACTTTAGTCAGGGACGACTTCCTTATTTTATTTTTTCGTGCAATTTGCCCTAATCTTTTTGAAATGCTGTTACTCATTTTAGCCATCATCTACCACCATTACTTGTATTGGCTCTGATTTTGTTGTCCTTTCCTGCCTATCTAGTGCTTTACCCTCTAACCTCTCAACAATGAATTGTATTGCTCTCAAGTCGCCCCTTTCAGCTAATTGAAATAACTTTGAAACAACAATTTCCCTCCGTTCCCTTTCGCCAGTCTTTGTAAAACTAAATTCTTTTATCAGGTCAGTATAAGCGTTTCTTCTTCCGTTTGGGTTTCCCGACTCTCCTTTTTGCCACCTATTGCCTACCGTATTTCCTTTGGCAAAACCTCCAGAAGCTTTGTGCTGTTTGTGATTGTTCTGTGTTTGTTTGTTATTCATATTCAACCAAAGCCATAACAAAGGCTTTATTGAGTTTGTCTATTAATTCTTTGACCTTGGGTGTATCTATTTCGTAAACGTCAAACTCAAGCCTATAATTGCCTGTTGTCTTTAAGTTTTTGATGCCCACCAACTCTGTGGTGAGGGTAATGCCTTTATCTTCTTTTGCCAACTTTCATCTTGTTCTTTTTTTTCTTTGCGCCACTTTTTTTCTTTTTTTTCTTATTTCCATAATGATACGGCATACTGTCTCCTGCGTTTTTAATTAGTTTAATTTAAAAATAAAAAGGTGTTATCTAAAATACACAAAAGCCCCAGAATTAACTGAGGCTTTTTTAGTGTTTTAGTGGTTAGTGTCTATTTTATTTCTTGCCAAGCATTGGGTGGTATGTGCATTTCATTTTTGTTATTTGCTTTTATCACTCTAGCCTTATCCCTGTCAATAGGTCTGTATAAAAGATTTTTTGTTCTTTCATCAATATCTTCACCGATGGCATCAGATAATCTTTTAGCCCTATCTGCTAAGCCGTGCCGTAAATCAGTTTGAGAAAATGTCGCTACTTGGCTTAACCAAGAAATAGCATCCTTTACTTCTTTAACTAGATCATCATTGTTAATATTCATTCTTAACTCCTTTTTTTATTTTATCCTTATACCCAAAAAGCCCCATTTAAGGGGCTGATTGGTTTCTTTGTTGATAATTAATCTAACAACTTTGTTGAACCTGCGCTTACATTTCCAACATGCAGGCCGACTCTTTTACCAGCCTTCCGTCCAGCAGAGTAACCATAACCATTATGGTCTGTTTGACCGCCAATCCTGTTGGCCTTTGAACCGTAATTACTAGCAATATAATCATTAACGGCAACCATAGCCTGCACAGTTATAAGAGCAAATGTCTCCTCATCTGTCGTTTGTCTTACTTCTTCTTTAGCTTCGTGAAGCCTTTCTGTTATAGCAGCAACAAAACCTTTTTTAAAAGAAGCCCTGAAGCCTTTAGCTTGCTCTAACATGCCTAGTTTTTTGAAATGGTAATAAGTTTTAGTTTGCTCTTTATGGCAATCTGCTAACATTGTTTTCCATGCATAACTAAACATCTGTATTGCAAATCTCCTGTCTTGGTCTCTCCCAACAAAGTAAATATTGTTAGACCTTGTTTGCACTAAGAAAGTGCAATTATTTGCTTTTGCTATTGCACTGGCCAACTTCTCAACAACTTGTTGTCTTCTGCTGACCACAGGCAACCCTTCCTCATAAAGGTCTACCTTTTCGCTCTTTATGCTTTCGTCAGAGTTATGAGGGTCAAAAGCTTCAACTTCAGCCATGGCAATTTTATGCTGCATGCATAACTTGTTAAGCTTTTTCATAAAAGCCTCAGCTTCAGCTTGATTACCAATTTGCTCGGCAGATGTTGCGTGATTAAGTAACTTTTGCATTTTATCTTTTAACTTTGCTACTTCTGTTTGTGTCATGTTTAACTCCTTTTTATTTTATTCACATTAACTAACTATAGTAAATGTATAACTTTTACTATAAAAAACAAAGGGTTAAATAACTCTTTAAAAAAGGTTAAACTGATCGGGTGTATTTATGATATTATTTTTTTCTTGTAAAATATAATTTATAATTTTTTCCATGTCTGATGTATTTTCATTTTTAAAAATGGTGTGGCTATATTCGTTTATTATATTATTTACAGTTGTTTTTTTAGCATTTAA